ATATATCCAGGAACGAAAGTTAAATGATTATCAAAGTTTGGATGTCCTATTTTTAATCCCGGTTCAAAACCATTGATGTAAATATCATCGATTTCATTTTCAATATCTTTAACTGTAAATACTCCTTCAAGTGGAAACTCTTTTGGTTGACTTACTGATTCAATAATACCTTGAATGCCATACTTTTGCAAACATTCATTCGCATCTTTGCAATCTTTAAACTCAATATACTTACATCTTTCCTTTCCAAGTCTTTCAGCTATTTCATCACGCAACCTTCTACCAGCGTTATCGTTATCAAAGCAAAGATAAAATTCCGGTACGTTCATAAACTTATCGGCGACCTCATCCAAATACTCTAAATTATTGCTTTTTAGGTTTGCCCCGTTAGGAACGCTTAAAACGTTTTTATAGCCACTTTGATATAAAGATAGTAGGTCAACCTCACCTTCACATAGAAACGTCTTTAAATCGCTTTTAAATGCGTTTAAACCATAAAATATAAGTTGAGAACCCTTGTGTAATTTAAAATTCTTTGCGCCATCCCGATATTTTACGTTAATTAGTTCGTTTTGGTCATTAAAATAATTGAATTGAATTGTATTAACTTCTTTGCCAACTTGCGGCATAAACTCTAATCCTTCGCTAATCTTCCAAAACTTTAAAGTTTCTTGATTGATACCTCTGCCTTCAAACCACTTTACAACTTGGTTACTCAAATCAGTTTTGTTTTTCCACTCAGGTTTAACGTAAACTTTCTTTTCAATTGGCTCAGATTTTAAAAATCCGTTCCACCCACAATGGTGACAATGCCATACTGATTTATCTAAATTAACACTTAAACACTTGATATTCTTTTTTTTACGCTCTGGTGAACACTTTGGGCAAATTGTCGTTATCTCGCCACTATGCTTATGCGCTGGTATTGTTATTCCGTATTCTGAAAATGTCATAACACAAGTTTTGATTTAGTTGGTTGAACATTGTTTTTCTCCCAAGTATGTATAGCTGCCTTCCAACTTTTCATTGTGTTTTTTCCTACCTTCCACCCATTTGATTCGTAGTAATTCCAAAACTTTTCGGCATCAATACCACGATTTCTTTCAGCGCAATATTGCCGAACCTCATCCAAACTTGGTTTTAAATTTTTTGATACCTTTTTATTATTATTTAATTCATTTATAATTTCATTTTCATTTTCATTTTCATTTTCTAAAGGCATTGCGTTGGCTTTGCCAGACTTATGCCACCGCATAAGCGCATTTTCTCTTTGTTTAAGGCTATGAGTTTGGCGTTTATTAATCTCATTATCAAGACGTTCATTAAAAAATAAACCTTTATCATCAATCTTAAATTTATTCCAAACTTCTGCCACCGCATCTGCATCGGCAATGCCACCGCATAGCGACTGCATCTGCCGTTTTGATAGGTGACCATGTTGATGCATAGCACATAAAATTCTGATATAAACACCTACTTGTTCATCAGAAAAAAATTGAGTACCCGTTGTAAAATCATTTGGGTAAAATAAAAATGCTGGGTCTTTCATGGCTTATAAGTATTATATATCTTAAACCTTTTACTCATTGGCGGTTTAAGTACACCACATATCCAATTTTCTAATTGGATGTCATACACTAAATACGTGGTTATCTTCCACGATTTCGAAACATTGATACATTCATCAATTGCTTCATCAAAGTTTTTGTAAATCATAAAATAATAAACCGAGCCAATAATGGAAGACCCGACCGCAGAAGTTTATTGGAAACTGCGCTTGGCATTACTGGACTCGGAATATTTTTAATGTGTTTCATCAGGTCTTCGGATGCAAATATAAAAAGAATTTTGAATAAAACAAAAAAAAATATTAAATTAGCAAAATGTTAACGAAATTGACATCTATAAAATAGCAACTAACAACTGATAGTTAATAAAACGGTTGAGGTCATTGCGTTGATATTTAACCTATGTTTATTTTAGCCGCATGAAAACAATCACAGACGCACAACGCAAAATCATGGATGAGTATGAAGCTAACTTAATCCATTTATTAAACTTACCTGAGAAAACACACAGGGATATTTTAAATGAAGATTTTAAACATGGTAGACCTGTACCGTGGGAAAAGCACAATCTTCAGAATAAACGTAACTTTATTGTTGAGGAACTGAAACGCATCCAACGTTGGAAGAACGCATAAAGTTAAAAAGTAGTTAATTACTTAAGCGTTACAACTTAAAAGCAATATTCTAAATTTGACAGCGTGAATGATGCGCTGCTCACCAAACTATATACAGAAAGCAAATATAAGAACCTTACAAAGAATATTTGCAGTAAGTATGGGCGTGAATATGCCGAAGACCTTCACACAGAAATCATTATTAGAATAATTGAACGTGGCGATAACTTATCCGAAGTCAAAGATTTATTTCATTACTTTTTTGCTTTTGCTCACAGGACTATCAACGAGTACAAGATTAGTAAAAAGTACGGATATAACTTTAACCGGGTTGACTCAAACAACCTATCCACCGAAAACATTGGCTCACTTGCAGCGTTCAGTTACGAGTTACTACCATCCGATTTACTCTATACCTTACTTGAACCGAGCCGAAATGATACGTTTAGAGATGACTACAAAAAGAAATTATTTAAGATTTATTTGGAGGTTGGGAACTATCGAGGCGTGGCAAAGCAAACCAAAATACCTCTCAGGAATGTTTGCGAAACCTTGCAAGAATTTAAAAAAGAACTGCTAAAACAAATCAATGAACATACTATTAGTTATAACAGATAATACAGGCTTACAATATCACAGGCAAATATCACCTCATGTGGTACTCGATTCAATAACTGGCGGCAATGCAATCAATGTAACTTCGACTGGAAACTTTGATATGTACCCGGATGAAAAGCTGAAAGAACAGCAAATAGTTATTTTCTTACGTGCTATATCAATGACCAGAAAAAGTGCAGAGGTTGTAAAGCGATGCCATAAGAACGGTTGCAAGGTTATATTAGACATTGATGATTATTGGAACTTACCAAGCGACCATGGAATGTTTAAATATAGACCACCATTCTTTGAGATTAACACAATCGAAGCTATTGAGGCTGTTGATATGGTTACAACAACAACAAAGTTCTTTGGTAAGATAATAAAGCCATTCAATAGAAATGTTAGAGTATTAGCTAACTGCATTGATTTAATGCAGAACCAATGGCAATCTGAAAAAGAACAAAGCGAATCAGTTAGGTTTGGATGGGTTGGAGGTGTATGGCACAAAGAAGATATTGCGCTTATGGAAGATTCATTTCAGTATTTATACTCAGATAAAACAATCGATAACTACAACATCTGTTTAGGAGGCTGGAATGATAACCCTGAATACAGGTCAATAGAATTAATGATGGCAGCAAATGGTAGAGCGAGAGATAAGTATTTGAGAATAAGCGGAACGGATTACAATAGCTACGGAATGATTTACGATTACATTGATGTTGCGTTAGTTCCGTTAAGGAATAACCTATTTAATAACTGCAAATCACCGCTTAAAATGTTGGAAGCTGGTGCAAAGGGATGCGCCGTTATAGCGTCAGAGGTTCAACCTTATAATGTATTTCCAACAAACACTTATTACGCTGTGCCTACATGGGATAACAAGAAAGGTTGGTATAAAGCAATAAAGCATTTGAATAAAGAAAAAAGGATGCGTGAAGATTACGCAAATAATTTAAAAGAATACGTTGCAAAAGAATATGATGCTAAAGAATGGGCGTTAACGAGATACCAAGTTTATTTAGACTTACTGAAATGAATATAGGCATAGGAATAACCACCACACCGAATCGGGAAGCTATCTTCAAAGAAAGCTTGAAGTATTTAAAAAAATACACTAAGGTAGCTAACCTATATATTCACAATGATACAAGTTATCGTGGCGTTGCTTACTCCAAGAATATGTGCTTTTATAATCTTAGGTTCAACACTTACAACTTTGTATTTGATGATGATTGTTTTCCTATTTCAAGTGATTGGTTGGAATACATGATTGATTGTTTCGACTATACCGGCGAAAATCATTTTCTATTTTTAAATGATAAGTTACACCAGCCGATTGAAACAAATAAACACGTTGGAATTAAAACCTACAAAGAATGTGGTGGGGTTTTTTTAGCATATACAAGTAAAGCATTAAATGAAATCGGCTACATGGATTCTGAATATTCGGGTTGGGGATTTGAACACGCTGGGTGGAGTAATAGAATACACAAAGCTGGATTAAATAGTGCGCCATACTTAATGCCTGAGAAACTTACAACAATGCTTAGAGCCTTAGATTACGAAGGTAATATTGAGAGCAGCGTTAGTGATATAGCAAAGCGCAAAGGATTTGAAAACAACATCAAAGTATTTCAACGTGAATTAAACGAACAACCAACATATAAAAAATTTAAGAGATGAAACTATTTTTTAAATGCACCAGCAGAAGCAGACCGCATAGAATGAAAAAAACTATTGACAGCATTGTGAGTAATGTAAGTCCTGAATGTGATTACTTTATTCAGTTAAGTTTAGATGAAGACGATTCAACATTAGCGGAGTATTTTAAAATGATTTCACCGGTACATGAAAAGATTATCGGCACATCAAAAAATAAGATTGATGCTATTAATCGTGATATGGATTTGGTCGACCAATGGTGGGATGTACTTATTAATGTTTCAGACGACCAAGTATTTATTCAGCCTAACTTTGATTTGGATATTGTAAACAACATGGGTAACGATACCGATATGTTCTTGCATTTCCCTGATGGAAACCAAGGTGATTTAGCAACCATGTCTATTATCGGCAGAAAGTATTATTTGCGTGATGGGTATATCTACAATCCAAATTACGAATCAGTTTATTGCGATAATGAAGCGCAGGATGTTGCAAAGCTTAGAGGTTGTTATAAGCTAGTTAATAAACATATCTTTAATCACGAACACCCGGCATGGGGTAAAGGGCAAATGGATGCACAGTATGCTAAAACAGATAGTTTTAAAGTTTACGATAAGGACAGAGAAACATATAATAAACGAGCAGCAAAAAACTTTTACTTATGACATTATTATCGATTTTAATTTGTAGCATACCAAAGAGAAAAGCAATGCTTAATAGGTTACTTAATCAAATAGCCGATTATTCAAAAGATTATTTTAGTGAAACTGAACTTGAGATATTAATTGATGAGAGCATTGATAAAACAATAGGTGCAAAACGAGATAGGTTGTTGAATAAATCAAATGGAAAGTATATTGCTTTTATTGATGATGATGATTCTATAACAGAGCATTACTTTAAGGAAATACGCAAAGGTATTGATGGGAATTATGATTGTTGTTCGCTTCGTGGTGTTATGACTTGGAACGGTGGCAATCCTGAGTTATTTGAACATTCGATTAAATACACAGCGTGGAATACTACGAGAAACATAATTAAATACGAAAGATTTCCAAATCATTTGAATTGCATCAAATCGGAAATAGCAAAGCAAGTTAATTTTAATGAATTAAATCATGGCGAAGATAAAGACTGGTCATATAAATTAAATGAAACAGGTCTTATAAAGACTGAACATTTTATAAATGAAATAATTTACAACTATCAATATATCACAAATAAATGAAAGTAATATCATACAGCCTATTTGGTTATGGAAGGGCAACACCTGAAAATTGTTTTGAGTTTAATACTTATCTAAGAGGTCTTTGGATAAACATAAGACTTGCAAGAGTTCTTTATCCGGATTGGAAAGTAATTGTAAACACAGATCAACAAACATGGAATCAGTTTGAAGATTTATTTAAAATGATGGAAAAGTTTAATGTTACTTTTTATGGTAATGATTATACTGAATTATGCGAGGCAATGTTATGGAGAATGAAACCTATTTGGTTGGAAGGAGTTACTCATACTATTTGCAGAGATTTAGATTCACCATTAACTTATCGTGAAGCACAAATGGTAAATGAATGGGTAAAAACTGAAAAGGTATGCCATGCAATTACTGATTCAGTAAGTCATAATATCCCATTGCTTGGTGGCATGGTTGGATTTACAAAACATTTTAAAGACCAGTTTAACAACTATCATAGTTTAGTTAATGGTTATGATTTGAGAGAAAAAGGTTCTGACCAATTATTGTTAGTCAATCGAGTATATCCAAAATATGCACAGCATGGTAGTGATTCAATTTTGCAACATTATATTTTAGGTATGCCAAACACATTCTTAATAGGTTATAAAAATACTTACAATGATGAACCGATTGAAAATGTAAATCCTAAATACAAAGAAACAAATGATGTATGTGGTCATATAGGAGCAGCCGGATATTATGAACCGCCAATGTTAAAATTTCTTTGTAGGTATGATGAATATAAAAAACAATATAAAGAAATAGAATCAAAATATAAATCAATATTTTATTGGGCAAATGAATAAATATGTAGTTATATCAACGAATGATAATCCCGATTATTATCAATACGTTCCTTATGTTATTAAAGCATGGAATAAATTAGGTTGGAAAGTAATAACTTTTTTAAGAGGTGATAAAAGTAAACTTCAAAAATTAATTGATGGTCAAAATATATTTTACTACTTGGATGGTAAAAGTAAATATAGAGATGAAACATTAGTTCAATGTTCACGATTGTTTGCGGCTTGTTTAATTGAGAATGGTTTACTTATGACTTCAGATGGTGATATGATGCCATGCTCAGATTATTGGAAACCTAATCCCGACACAATTACTTGTTATGGCCATGATTTAACTGGGTATGGTCATTATCCAATATGTTACATAGCAATGAGGGCAGAAGTATGGAGAAGCATAATGGAAATTAAATCGGGTGATAATGTTCTTAACGCAATGGAATCTTTACTTGATAAATATGAACAAGCATCTTCAGATAATTGGGAACAATGGTGGCAAGTTGACCAAGATATAATAACTGAAAAGCTTAAAGGTAAAACATTAGATTCAATTACAAGAGGTAAAAATAATATTATAACTGATTTAGCAAAATGTAGAATTGACCGTTATAATTGGAATGGTACATTTGATGTTGAAAATCCAATAGATGCACATATGCCAAGACCATTTAGTGTTGAAGCAGCAATAAACATTTTAAATAAAATACAATGATAGCATTTTGTTCAGTTGCTTTTAATTCAGATTCTTTTGGTTCAGCATATTTAAAGCAACAAGAAAGATTAAAAAAATCTTTAATTAAAATTTATGGTAATGAAGATTTATATTTTTGGACTAATAGATATCCTAAAAATTCTAAAACTCATTACGATTCAACTTATGGTTTTAAAGTTCATGCAATCCAACATTGTTTAGATTTAGGTTATAAAAAAATAATTTGGTTAGATACAGCAATGATAGTAAATAACAATTTAGATTTTTTATTTGATAAATCACCAGTTGTTGCGGTAATGGATGTTACACCTTTAAAAAATGTAACAATGAATAAAGTAAAAGATTATTACAATATAGATTGTGATGGTTGGTTTTTATGTGGTGGTTCAATGTTTTCATTTGATTTTAATAAAGAAATAACTCATAATGTTTTTAATTTTTGGAAAGATGCTGAAAAAAAAGGTTTTTTTGGAAATCAAATTGATGAATCTGCTGGATTGCAAAATGGACATAGATGGGATGAAACTATGATGTCAATTGCTTTGTATAAAAATAATTTAAGTCCAATATCAAGAGAATGTATTGGATATGATGATGAAAATATAATTTTAAAAAAACACTTTAAATAAAAAAATATGCCAATAATTAAATTTTTAAAAGAAGTAAAAAACTGGGACAACCATAGACCATTACTTTGGTGGGCATTAGAACAAACAAACAATTCAAGTTTACCTATATTAGAAATGGGATGTGGTGATGGTTCAACTCCATACCTAATTGAATATTGCAAAAAAAATAAACGTAAATTAATTAGTTATGATTATGATAAAGAATGGGCAGAAAAATATAAAGCTATTCATGTTAATGATTGGGATTCAATAAATCACGAGTTATATTCAGTTATTTTAATTGACCACAGTCCTGGTGAACGTAGACATATTGATATAATTAAACTTGCAGATAAATGTGATTACATGATTATCCATGATTCAGAACCAGCAGCGACTGGATATATGTTAGATAAAGTATGGCATTTATTTCCGTATCGTAAAAACTTAGTTACTGATGGAGCATGGGCAACCATTGTAAGTACAAAGCATGAGATAACTCAAATTAATATTAAAGGTTATAATATCCAATGACCGAACTTTATATAATTATAGCATCAGTAACATGGGCGCATTTAACCGGAATACCACAAAGGTTTAAATGGGCGTTTAAGAAAAAAAGCATTAAGCCATTTGATTGTGAATTGTGTTTAAGCTTTTGGTTTGTTGGGTTACATTCTTACTTTTTGGCGCATGAACCTATATGGTTTGCAATTTGCAAAGGACTTGTCGCTGGATTTATTGCTGTACTGATTTATCATTTATTACGTTTAATTAAAATAATATGACAATAGAGCAACGCAAAAGATTAGAAGGATTTAAGAATCAGTTAATGATTTATGACCAATATAAATCCATAATGCCAACAAATGAAACGATTAGGCAGATGCGTGAACTTTATCACGACATCGGACATCCACCAACTGGAAGCTGTGGCGGTTGCATACCCATGATTATTGAAACATTAATAGACCATTTAAAAGAGGAAGGATTATATGAAAACTGAAATAATAAACATAAACAAAGTAAAAAGTAATCCAAATAACCCAAGAGTTATTAAGGATGACAAATTTGAAAAATTGGTCAAATCAATAAAAGAATTTCCAAAGATGTTGGAACTTCGACCAATAGTAGTAAATGATGACATGATTGTTCTTGGTGGCAATATGCGTTTAAAAGCTTGTAAGGAGGCAGGATTAAAACAAATACCTATTATCAAAGCTTCAGAACTAACAGAAGAAGAACAAAGAGAATTTATAATAAAAGATAATGTTGGTTATGGTGAATGGGACTGGGAATTAATTAATGCTGAATGGGATTTAGAACAGCTTGGAGATTGGGGATTAGATATATTTACAAAAGAATCAGAAGTTGATTATTCTATTTTGGATGAAGAAGATGTTTCTGAACAATTAGAACAAATGACTGATGGAGTTAAAAAAGCAATACAAATAGAATTTGAATTAGAACATTATGAGGAGGCATCACAACTTGTTAAATTTTGGAGAGATAGAAAAGCTTATGTAGGTGGAATGATAATGGAATATTTAAAATCTGAAAAAAATAAAATATGAAACGAATAGATTTAATACAAAAACAACATAATGTACAAATAGGAGATATTTGTGGACATATAGAACCTAATATAACAGAAGACAGTATATTTCATTTTAATGATGAACCAATTGGTTTTTATATTAAAGATATTTCTAAACATTCTGAAAAATTATCAAAATTAGCCGATTTAGCTAATAAAGAATTAAGAAGTAAAAATGTACCGAAAAGCACAATGAAAAGGTCAAGTGGATTTGGTGAAGATAATTCAGAAAAAGAAGTATTACAATATTCAACTATAATTGGTAGTGTTCCACCAAAACCACATATGAGGAGACCATATCCAACAATTAGTTCTGTGCATAATGTTAAAACAGCTCAAACATTTATAAAAGCAATGTTATTGTTATGCAAAGAATCTGAACAATTAATAAAAAAAATTACACCACATATTTATGAAAGGCAAAAAAATATAATTGAAACTAATATACCCAAAAAATGGAGGTTTGGTGAACTATTTACAAGTTCAATTTCTAATTATAATATATCAGCACCATTCCATAGAGATGCAGGAAATTTAGAAAATTGTGTCAATGTTATAATAGCTAAAAAACAAAATGCAACTGGTGGAAATACAACTGTACCTGATTATGGAGCAACTATAGATAGTTGTGATAATTCTATGTTAGTTTATCCAGCTTGGAGAAATGTACATGGTGTAACTCCAATAGTACCAACACATGATGGTGGATATAGAAATTCTTTAGTGTTTTATCCATTAAAAGCTTTTAAAGGACTAGAATAATATGCTACCTGAAGAAACAAAACAAAGAATGATTTTAGCTTTAGAGCAGAATTTAGGCATTGTTACAAATGCTTGTAAAGCTATTGGTATATCTAGACCGATGCACTATAAATGGCTGAAAGAAGATGCTGAATATAGACGTGCTGTTAAAGATATGGAGAATGCTGCGTTAGACTTTGCAGAATCACAACTGTTAAAGCAAATACAAAAAGGCAATCCATTATCGACTATATTTTATTTAAAGTGCAAAGGAAAAAAGAGGGGTTACATTGAACAAAATAATTTAGAAATTAAAGGAAACATGGTTTTCCGAGCAGACTTTGGCAAAGGCGATACTATACACACCACACAAGAATCAGGACAAGATACATCAAGCCATCAATTGGGGGAGTGAAAAGTATTACATTCTGAATATTGGTAGGCAGTTTGGTAAAACCTTACTGGCTACAAATCAATTATTATATTGGGCATTAAACAATAAAAACGTTAAATGTGCTTGGGTATCTCCAACCTATAAACAAAGCAAGAAAGTATTTGATGAAATGTATAAAGCATTTCAAAAAAGACCTGAGATTTATAGGACTGTTAATCGAAGTGAATTATTACTCGAGTATGCTTCAGGTTCTACCATTCAATTCTTTAGTGCTGAGAGATACGATAACATTCGTGGATTTACTTTTGAATATTTAGTTTGCGATGAGTTTGCTTTTATGAGTGAACAAGCGTGGACTGAAGTATTGAGAGCAACAGTTCTAGTTAAGGGAAGAAAGGTATTATTAATATCTACACCAAAAGGCAGAAACCATTTCTACAAGCTTTATCAAATGGATGGTTATAATCCGCAATACAAAAGCTTTACAATGACTTCTTATCATAATCCTTTAATACTTACTTCAGAAATTGATGATGCAAAACAAACATTACCGGATCATGTATTTAGACAGGAATATTTAGCTGAGTTTATTGATGGTGGCGCTGGAATGTTTAAAGATGTTCAAATAAACAACGTTCCAGAAATGACCGGTAGATACTACGCTGGAATAGATGTTGGAAGGGCGGATGATTATACTGTGCTGACTATACTAAACAACAAATCAGAAATGGTTTATTGCGACCGTTGGAGGCAAATGGATTGGACAGAAATTGTCCAAAAAGTGAAACAGCAACTTGAGAAATATAATCCTGATACACTTATAGAGGTTAACTCAGTTGGTGATGCGGTATTTGAAATGCTGAGAAACGAGATACCTTCCGTTTACATTGCGCCATTTGTAACTACCAGTAAAAGCAAACAGGATATAATTGAAAATCTAATTGTGGCAAACCAAGACAAAACTTTGAAGGTGCTACAAAATGAATGGCTATTAAAAGAGTTGGAGGTATTTAGTTATGAATATAATCCAAAAACAAGGTCAGTCAAATATTCTGCTCCTTTTGGATTCCATGATGATGGCGTTATGAGTTTGGCAATAGCTTATCAAAGTTATAGACAAGCTGAGAAAACTTATTTGTCCTCAACTTTCCGCTAAAAATAGGGTACAAAACAAATCAATATAACACTTTATAAATAGACACATGAAAACACCAAAGAACTGGAATAATGTAAGTTTAAAACAACTAATTGAAATAGAGGCAATTAGGAACGATAAGTCAATAGATAAAGAAATTTATCCTGACATAACACGTTCATTGTTAATACTTTCGTTGTTTACTGGCATACCTTACAGCGAATATGAACAGATTCCGCTTAACAAGTTACAAGAAGAAATTAGTAAAATAAAATTTTTAAGTGAACTTCCAAAGACTGAGGTAGTTAGAAAGTTTTATCACAAAGGTTATTATTGGAAAGTCAATTTTGATTTGAAAGAATTAACCGCGCAGCAATTCATTAACCATTATGAATTAACTAAGGATAGCGAAAAGATATTTGAGAATGCAAATAAGTTAATGGCTATTTATTGTGTGCCTCAGAGGTTTTTTATAAAGTCTAAAATGACTGATGAAAGAAAACAGGAGTTAATGAAGGATTGCCCGGTTAGTGTAATTTATCCGCTTGTGGTTTTTTTTTGCAATCTCTTTCCGATTTTATTCGAGGGTATAAAGGATTATTTGAATCAAGCAGACGCATTTCTGACGGAGACAATGAACAAAGTAGAAAAGCTAAACCAACAAGCAACTTAACATGGTATTATATATTAGATAATTTAAGTAACAGCAATCCATTAGTATGGGATGAATACATGAGTTGGACTGCATATAAATTTTTGAATGTTTTACAGTTTTATAGAATAAAAGAGAAAGAATTAGAATGGCACAGAAAGGAACAGGAACGGCGAATTTCAGCGAGGCGATAAGTGATTATCTAACTAACGAAGTTGGTGAAAGCGTTTTAAACTTTCAAAAGAATGATACGCTAACTGACTTTATTAATAAGTGGGCAGACATTTGGCGAGATTCTTTAACTCAAAATAAACACATTGCAAGTGGTGAATTATACCAATCGTTATTAGATGGGTGGGAGTTTACAACATTAGGTAAACGTGTAAACATAAAATTAATTTTACCTAAGTATTACGGTGCAACTGACACAGGAAGAAATGAAACTTCAAGCGGTGGAAATGGCGCATTAAGAAAGGCTTTGGCATTTGATACCGGTAAAGCTGGTGGATGGATAGCACAAAAGAAATTAGTTCCTTCAAGTGGAATGGAAATAAAGGGAAAGTATAAATTAAAAAATGGAACAATCAAAACTTACACAAGAAAGTTAACAGCGGCACAAGCTAATAAATCATTGTCATTTGCAATATCACGAAAAATACATGAAGAAGGATTTGAAGGTACACGCTGGTTTAGTAAACATCTAAGCACATTTGAAAAAGAATTATCGGTATCACTTGAAGAACAATTCGGTAAAGGCGCAAAGTTTAATTTAGAAATATTTGGTAAATAATGGCAATCACAATTCAATCATATCCAATAGGTGGACAAAATGTAACAATGGCTCACAATCCGATTGAGTACGTTGTATCTTCAACAAACAAAACACAAACTAATTTTAAATACATTGCAGACCTTTACTGGCTTGGTGCAACAGAACCAGTTAGATTCACAATGGGAGTAGAACCAACTTATGGGAATTGTAGATTTGATTTTAGTAGTATATTAAGAAACTTAGTTACATCAGACCCTCCAACTTTTATAAATGACTTTCAACCATGTACTAATAGTTATCAAACATTAACCGTAAAATTTGGTGAGCAGTACGGTGCAAGTTCAGCATTGACTAACTACTTGAATTTAGCAACCCACACCATGAAAGTTTGGAATGCAAGTTTATCAGTTAGCGATTGGTGGAATAACAATAATCCTGTAACTGCATACGCTATAAAGAATGACCAAAGAAAATTCTTGACCAATGTACCGAGAGGCGATGAATTTAACGGTGTAAAAGTTTGTTATAATGATTTACACTATTTGTATTTACTTCAAGACGGCACGAGTAATGATATAGGTTATGTTGAAATATTACTTTACAAAGGAGCATCATTACACAGCATAGTTACTTGGGATTGTGCTACAACAAAAACTACTCCAGTATTAAGAGTAGGAGTTGGAGCAAAGAATTTACAAGAGGCTTCGACTTATCAGAATGAATTAAATATTACATCAACTTTTGGTTTTCCTTTTATGGATACTGAAATAACGAGATATTCAGTACAAGTAATTGATGTTGGAGCAAAACCATTAACTGAAGTTATGTGGTTTAAAATAGAATGTGAATGTACTTGGGAATCACCTTACAGATTATGTTTTTTAAATAAGTTAGGCGGCTATGACTTTTTTAATTTTAATTGGAATAGTAAAAAAACATCTAGCTATAAAAAAACTGATTACGAACGTAAGATGTGGGAATGGAATAATACCGGAACTGCCATCCTTTACAATTCAAAGTCAAGAGGTAAAACACAATACTCAACTATTATAACTGATAAGCTTCAACTTACAAGCGGTTGGTTAACAGAAGATGAAAGCACATGGTTAGAAGAATTAATTGCCTCACCTGACGTTTACATAATAAATAATACCACAGGACAATTAACAGCTGTTACAGTTACAGATTCGCAATACGATTACAAAACTTTGGAGTATGACCAGTTATTTAATTTGACTGTTAATTTAGAATTTGCATATACTCGTTTCAGTCAATCGCTATGATAAAAACAGAAATAATATTAAACGGTACTTACTTAGATTTAATAGATGATGTAAGTATGCCATTGAGTTATCAGATTGCTGACATCAAAGACCCATCTAAAAAAAATACCAACTTTAGTAAAACAATTACTTTACCGGGTACACGAATAAACAATAAAATATTTGGTTGGATTTGGGACACTAATATTTCTGTAACATCTTCCGGTACTACAAACTTTACTCCAACATTTAATCCTAATAAAAAGGCTGACGTTGTAATTATTTACGATGGGGCTGAGATATTTAAAGGCTTTATGAAGTTGGATAAAATCAAAGTTTTAAATGATTACAAAATAGAATATGATGTAACTTGTTTTGGTAAGCTTAAAGATTTGTTTTTAGAACTTGGTGAAAAAACAATGGCGGATTTAAATCTGTCAAAGTACAATCACCCATATACATACGATGTTCAAAAAGCATCATGGGATAATTACATTTATAAAAATGGTGTTACCGTACCATTCGATAAAGGCGATGGGTATGTTTACCCAATGGTAGATTATGCTTTGAATGATAATCAAAATTGGAAAACAGAACACTTTTTCCCAGCTGTATATTACAAGACAATTATTAATGAAATTGTAACTCAGGCTGGTTATAAATACGATGGTTCAATTTTTAATGACAATGATTTCAAAAGTTTAGTTGTAAGTTATGGAAGTGGTGATTTAAAACTATCAACTCAACAGGTTACTAATAAAGTTTTTCAAGCTTCTAAATCTTCAGACGAATATATTGATTTATCTTTTGGTGCATTGTTTCAACCAGTAACAAATAGAAATCAACCAAGAACACTTTTGTTTGATGATGAAACAACTCCGCCAAATGCTGACGTAGGTAATAACTTTGATGGATATACTTATACAGCACCAACAAACGGCTTTTATGATTTTAGCTCTATTATAAATTTATCGTTTACTCATTTCCCATCAAGTGGTACATCAACTATAAATACTGGTGCTAATTTTGGTATTTTTATGGGTTATTTCTCATTCAGAAAAAACTCAGTTGATATTACTACAATTCCTATTTTTTTAAGTGGGACTGCCTTATCAGATTATAGCGTTGGATTATCCGGTGGTTATCAATTTTTTCTTAATAGTACAGTAACTTCAGGAACAACATCTTCAACTTTTAATTTTACCTTTAATCAACAAATTACATTAAATGCTGGTGATTTAATTAGATTAGAATTTTTTAGAACAACTGGAACTTATTACACAACGGTAAACTTAAATATTTACGGTGAAAATCCAGCGGTATTAAATTCCTATATTCGTTTAAATGTTGAGGCAAATTCTTTATTTAAAAACAACATGGCATCAACTTCTTTGATAGAAGGTGAAACTGTTGAGATGTCAAATTTATTTGGAAGTCAGTTAAAGCAAAAAGATTTCATAAGTTCGTTTTTTAAGCTGTTTAATATTTATACTGAAACAGATAAATATGACCCATACTTATTACACTTTGAACCAAGAAATAATTTCTACGCATCTTCTGGTACAATAAGAGATTGGGATAACAAATTGGATTACTCACAGAATTATGAGATTATTCCAATGGGTGATTTGGATGCAAAAACCTATTTATATAAATTCAAAGATGATACCGATTATTGGAATGATTACTACAAAAAGAAATATACTGAAACATACGGACAAAGAAAATACGTTGTAGATAATGACTGGGTAACTAAAGAAAATAAAACAGAAGTAATATTTGCACCAACTCCATTAGTTAACAGAATAGGCGATGATAAAATTTTACCTCGCATATTACAAATGAATAGTAATGGCGCACCACAGCCATTATCAAACAATGCAAACAAAGCAAGTAATTTAAGACTTTGGTATTATGGCGGTGTTAAAACAACTTCAGGTTATAATTTTATAAGGACAAGCGGAACTACAAATGAAACATCTTATGGCTATGCTGGACACATTGATAACATAACTAATCCAAATTTTGATGTAAATTTTGGAGTTCCAATTGAGGTTTATTATACCGCAAATACTTACACCAATAACAATTTATTTAATAAATATTACAAACAATTTATTGAGGAAATAAGTAGTAAGGATTCAAAGATTTTCAAAGGGCAATTTCATCTTAATCCTGTTGACATTGCAATATTAAATTTCAGAGATTTATTTTATTTTCATGGCTCATATTGGATTCTAAATAAAATATATGATTACAACCCTAAAGAAACTGGTAAAACTACTACTTGTGAATTCATAAAATTAAAAGCTGGAATACCATTTCAACCAACTCAAAAAAATATTAATGGCGGCAAAGGTGATTCAATAGGCTCAGATGTTAGTCCTTCATTTAATGATTCGATTCCAAGAGATGGAAATATTTTAGATAGCAATGTTTTAGTAAGTGGTAGTGATAACGTTATAAACTCAGGTATAAAAAGTGCAATAGTAATTGGTAATGATAATAGACTTAGTGCTGCATCACAAAATATTACTTTGCTAAATTCATCAGGCACAACTGTTTTACCGAATACAAAAAACGTAACGTTAATAAACAGTAATAATTTAACTATTGATGAAACTTATAACAATGCACTTATAATTAATAACCAAAGATATGGTTTAGGTAATGAAA